AATGTCGCGCCGGCCAGCTGGCCATATTTATACCCCGCGCCATATTTCCCGATCTGTCCGTATTTTATAATTGCCATTAAAAGTACCTCTTCCCGAAAGTTAAAGCGATCCCGCAATCCTCGCCGGTATACTTTAAAGAATTGCTTCCGGCCAAAAGTTTAATAAATGCCCCGCTAAAATACCGAATGGTATTGGTCTCCCCGCGGGCCACGGTCCCTAACTTGCAATCAATCGTCAGCACGTTGGCGCTGAAAAATGCCGGGTCCTGGTAACGAAACTTAAGGCCGGTTCCGTCCGACTGAAGATCGCTGGTATTTTCCAGGGTTAAATCGGCGATGGTTGCCGCGGCTGTTATCGTAATAATCGGATGCGCTTCGGCCTTCCCGGAGTTGTCAACCGTGAAAGTAGTCGGAGATCCAGTTACAACCTGAGACTCGCTCCCGTCTTCCGTCGCATACCAGAACGGGTCCAAACATAAAAGGTCAATGCTCAACTTGGCCGCATTATAATTGCTGCCGGCTTTCAGGTAATCGTCTTTTACCTGCAGGACCTTATCAACGTTGATGTAATAACTATCCCCAAGGTAAAGTTTATAATCGGTTTGAAGCAGTTTCTGCCGGATTAATTGTATCTGGTTGAAGAATACGGTCCGCTGGGGGCCCTGGTGGTCAACTACGCCCTCTATCCGAAGGATCTTCTCTTTAATTTTTCCATCGGCGATATCAGAGGCGCCGTGCGCAAAGACCTGATCTTCCGGGTTGGAGCGCACTTTAAACTCATCGTCCATTATCACCAGGCGCTCCGGCAGGAAAAATTCATCAGCATCTTTCACAATCTTAATCCGGTCCATTATGCCCCTCTGATCGCTCCCTCTATTGTTTCAGCAATATCTTTCTTTAACAGCTGAACATCCATATCTGTCTTGATGTCCCCAAAATGACTGTAATTAACGGTTATCGCGCCTATTCCTTCCGTGCCCGACAGTGGTATGACTGCTTCCGGGCCCGCCTCTCCGATTAACGCCATGGTCGGCTCCGTTACTATGCCTCCCTCTGCCAGCGCTGCCACGCCTGCCATCACCGGAGCGGTTGTCGTGGCAATCAATCCCGCGTAACTGGCTGCCAACGCCGGTCCGGTGGCCAAACCCAGCGGTCCGAGCATTGCCTGGCTTGCAATCGCCCACGCCATTGCCGCGGCTGTTGCCATCCCGATTTCGGCCACGCCTTTCTTAACCGTAGCCAATTTCTGCACCAAGACGCCCATTATCCACTTCTTAACTATGTCTGCGATAACCTGGGCAACCACCTGCCGCAGGGTATTAAAAAGTCCCGAGAAGAAATCACCGAAACTCTGCAAGCCCACAGCCATATTTCCAATTCCACTTGCTAAAGCATCGGTCATTGTAGAAAAAGCGGTTGCGGCTGTCTGTCCCCACTCTCCAAACTTTTGCTTAATCAGTTCCAGCAATGTCACCCACTTATCCTGTATCGTTATATCCAGGTTGGCCTGCAGGGCAGTGATTGCGTTCGTGTATGACTCATACGCTTTTGTGCCCTCATCAAGCCTTGCCCGCTGGTTCTGCAACTCTAAAATCTGCTGTTCTTTCGTCAAATCTTTGCGGGCCGTGATAATGTCTATGTACTTATTTGCCGCAGCCGAAACGATCCGTTCCTCTTCTTTTGCCCGGGCCTCGGCTCCTTCTTTTACGATCGCGGTCAATGCAAGTTGCAGTTCCTGCTGGCGCAGGACGGCATACTCCGCTTTCTGGTCCTCGGTTCCTACAAAAGTTGCGATATCCTGCTCCGCCTGATATTTAACTTGTTGCGTCTGGAGTTGATACCGGTCGGCGATGCCGGCCAGCACAACCCTTTTCTTCTCTGCTTCAATCTTCTTCGCTCCGGCCTCTTCCAACCGCAGCTTTTCTATAACGGGTTTTAACTCCTCTTTCGTTTGCGCATCCAGGGCCGCCATATATTTTTCCGCCCAGATGTCATTTATCTTTCCCCGTTCCGCCGCATACCATGCGGCAATCTTGGTTTTATCTGTTTCAACCGTTTCATACCTTGCTTTATTCTGGTCCAGCAGGCGCATCTCATATGCCCGTTCATCATTAAGCGCTTTAAAATGGGCTTCGGTCCACTCGTCCAGGAGTGAAGTATCTTCCTTCTCCTTTTCTACCCCGGGGGCAGATGGAGCCGGGATTCCTCCTGGAGTTTTCTTTCCAGGTGGTGGTGGAGATATCATCGCCTCTCCTTGCTTTTGATATATCTCCAACAATTTATAGCCGGCGGTTATTTGTTCGTCCGCTATTCCTTTCAGCATATTCCTGGTGTTTTGAAAAAGATTTTGAAAAGGCGTAACTTTTATGCCTGTAATTTCCTCAAGGGCGTCGCGGACCTCTTGCGCTGTTCCTTCGGCTGCAATCTTCGCAAGTTCAGCGCCCTTTTCCGCCATATGAAAAGCACTCATCATTTTTGTGGCTATTCTCGTTCCGCCTGCAACCTTCTGGAGAGCGGCGGCAAGATCCTCATATTTGGATATTGCTTTATCGAGCCATTTTTGCTGATCTTTTACCGATTGTGTATAGGCTATATTCGCCTGATGTATCCCTCGAAGGGAATCCACAATCGAAGCCAGGGCAATAACGAACAGAGCAATGACTCCCACCGGGCCCATCATTATGGCAAACACTCCGGAAAGCGCGCCGAAAGCAGCCACTACCTTGGCCACAATGAAAATTATCGGTCCCAGGGCTGCCAGGAGCGCGGCCAGTCCGATGATCAACGTTTGCATCTGGGGATTGAGGTTCTTAAACCACTCGGCCATCCTTTTTAATTGTTCCACCGCCGGTTTCGACATCTCCACCAACTTTGTTATTACCGGCATCAGCGCCTCTCCCAATGTAATCGCGACTTCCATTAAATTACCCTTGAGAATTTTCAATTGACTGGCCAACGTTTTATATCTCTGTTGAGCTTCTTTGGTCATAGCCGTGTTTTCCAGCCAGGCCTTGCTTCCCATTTCCATACTCCGCGCGAATAAATCACCGGCGCCGGATGCCCGAAGAAGTGCATCCCGGACGCGAACCTCACTAAAACCTAATTCTTCCAGAACCGCAAAGACGTTCTCCCCGGCTTCGCTCATCCGGTTCAAACCGGTTATTACCGACACGATCGCCCCGGCGGCATCATGCTGAAACAAATCCTTGAATTTCCCTATCGACATTCCCGCCACGGAGGCAAACGTCTTCAATTCTTTTGTATTGGAAGCGACGCTGTTGGCTATTTTAATCATAACCTTGGAAATAGCCGTTCCGCCGGCTTGTGCATTGATTCCCACACTGGAAAGAGCAGCGGCCATACCCATCGTTTGCGGTATGGTCATCCCCACTTGTTTTCCGGCTGCTGATATCCGGAGACCCATCTCTACGATTTCGGCTTCGGTTGTGGCTGTAGCATTACCCAACGCAACAATGGTGCTGCCCAGGTTCTGAAACTGATCCTGCGACATCTGGGTGATGTTTGCCAGCCGCGCCAGGGCCATAGCTGCCTGCTCTCCGGAGAGATTGGTCGTATTACCCAAATCAATCATTGTCCGGGTAAAAGAAAGCAGGTTTTTTTTCTGAATCCCCAACTGGCCGGCCGCTTCGGTTACTTTGGCAATCTCCGTGGTCCCCGCCGGAATTTCAGTCGCCATCTTTCGAATTCCCGCAGATAATTGCGCGAACTCTTTCTCGGTTGCGTCAACGGTCTTCCGAACTCCGGCAAAGGCGCTTTCGAAATCTATGGCGGACTTGGCAACCACCACTCCCATTGCGGCCAGCGGAAGAGATATCCCCATCGAAAGTTTGCTGCCCAGGGAACTCATCTGTGTGCCGACTCTACGCCAATGCTTTCCGGCGCCGGTCATCTTCGCCCGAAAATCAGACGTATCCGCACGGAGTTTTACGACTAATTGCGCAAGCGTCATTTTTTCTTCCTTAAGTCCTTTCCGCCCAGGGCCGCGTTTATCATCTCAACCCAGGCTAATTGTTCCCGCCACGTCTTTTTTTCTCCCCGGTCGTCTTCTTTCGGCATAAAATCCACCGGTTTAAACGCTTTTTTCTTCTTGCCCCGGTTTACGTTTGCGATCGTGGACGCAATGATTCCCGCCCGGAAATCGCCCCATCTCTTCTGCAAACGCAACCGCCCGACCAGGGCATGAAATTCCACCGGTGTCAGGGACCAAAACTCTTTCTCCGTAAGATGCAGGTCATAGCGGCCGATTGACCACAACGTCAACCAATCAATTACGCCTTTTTTTTTACGGGCTCCTTCGGTGCTTTTGGGAATGCCTTATTGACAGCACTTTGCAGATCCGCTCCTACGTCGCCGGCGTTGCCGGGGTGGATCATAGAGCCGACCATGCCCAGCGTCAACTCCGAATCTTCCCACAGGAGCCCGGCCCAGAGAAACGCCCGGATATCCGAAGCCGACATATCCGCCCAGGCCGCGCCTTTCAATAGGTTCTTTCCGGTCTCCTTCTCCGCCAGGGCAAGGGCATTGAAGTCGAACTTCAGGTGCCGGACCTTATCCAGCGTAACTTCAAACGTTGGCGCCGAAGGTCGTTCAATCCTTTTTTCTTCGCTCACCTATACCTCCTTAGACCAATGTTGGCTTACCGCTTAATTTCAAAGTAACCGAAGCGGCCAGTTTGTCATCTATCGGTTCCGACGGTTCGAAACTGGTCACCAGCGCCGTAAAACTCCAGGTTGTAGCTCCGGCATCCGGGAAGACTAACTCGAAATTTCGTGGGGTCTTACTGGAAAAGTCGCCCAGCAACCCGGCTGCGAGATTATGCGTAACTTCGGTCGGGATGTAGGCAATGTCAAAGGTGAGTTCCCCGGCTTCCAACAACCCGCCGATATATTCCCGCCAGCCATCAGTAGAGCTGTGGCTGGTTACATCAATCGGATCCATCGAAAGACCCGGTCCGCTGATATTATTAACCTCGGCGATGGTTGTAAAAGCTTCTTCCGTTTCCCCATCGCCGATCTTCAGTAACGTTCCAAATGCTCCAATCGCGCTACTCATCATTCCTCCTCTCTTTTTCGTTAAATAACGTAACTACGCCGCCTTTAACTTTTATTTAAGGCAGCCTTATTACCGCGAAATACACGCCGTCAACTGCTGTGCAACTCACGTAAATATAACCGTCGCTTTGCTGCCAGCCGGCTGTTGGAAACATCTGAAATATCGCAGACGCTCCAGCTGCTACGATCTTGGTTGTATCCCCGGTCCGACCATAAGGGTCAGCTACACTCGAAACCGTCACAGTTGCGGTGTCGGCTCCCGTATTATCCACCACCAGAATTTCCCGACCGGTATTCACGAACCGATTATCAAGTACCGTGTCGGCTGCGGTCCAGTCCAGAACCGCCCCGGAAGTCGCATAAGATGCCGGCACGGAAATCGGTGTCAGGACCGTCTTGTCTGCAGCCGACGCCATGGTTGCGTAAACTAACACCATAACCAGCAACATCGCCATCAAAAACATTCTTTTCAACATTTCTCTCCTCCTTTTACGTTAATTTATTTCCGAACCTATCTACTATCTGGCCCGTCTGAAACTGATCCTGCGACATCTGGGTGATGTTTGCCAGCCGCGCCAGGGCCATAGCTGCCTGCTCTCCGAGAGGTGGTGCATGCCTCTTGCTAATATGCGCCTGCATATCAACAAGATTTAAAGTGTCAAAAGGACATTTCTTGCACCGGTACTGCTCTATGCCCTTCCAGGACCCGACCGTATACGGCAAATTCTCCTCTGCCGGTCGTTGGATCTCTTCTTTTTTTTCTTTGGGCCGAGATTCGGCCACACTCTTTTTTTTACTCATTCTTTTGCCTCCTCATGCCAGATAAAGAAATCGTGCCAAACGCCGTTAAGTTCGGTGGCCGGGTCGTAGATATCCCCGTCTCCTTCACTTAAAATCCCGCTTACATTTACTCCACCAACCCCGCCCATAGTTCCTGAATATCCGTCCAAGGCTATGCGCAACGTTTCAGCAATTGCCTTGGTATCCGCATACTTTTCGGCCCAGCAGGTAAATTGATACCTGGGTCGCGCCAGACCGGAGATACCGTTGTGGCTGTGAACGTGCGGTCCGCTGATTCTCTGGTATGTTATCGCCGGCAGCGTAGGTTTTTGGGGCAGCTTTAAAGGATAAACTCTTTTCCCCACCAGCCCCGTGTATTCGGAAAGATACGCGAACAGCGCTGTCTCAATCAGCATTTTTTACCTTCCTACGACCTTGATTAATTCCTGGTTTAACCTGGACTTTACGGCGGCGACTACCCGGTCCTGATTTTCGTCAATTGCCGGGCGCAGATACGGACTCGCCGGGAAATGTTTTGTGCCCAGCTCCGGGAATAAACCATACCAGGCCTTCTTCGTCGGCCCGACATCTACGGTTACCTGACCAGTCTTTCTTTCGGAAACTCTCTTATCAATATGCTTTGACAGGAATCCGGTTTTTTTTGGCGCCCGGGCCGATGCGTCTACTCGGATAATCTCCGCGCCGGCCTTGACTGCTTCTACCAGGGCGGCCTTCCCCATTTTGCTCGTCAGCTGCTGTATTCTCCGGTTCATTTCCGCCCCGCCCCTAATCGTAACTCTTATTGGAGTTCCCATCAGTCCGCTTTTTCGGTGCAAAGAATTATCAATAGCTGATTACGTTCTTCTACGTTAATCAAAACTTCGATCTGAAATATCCTGGTTCCGCAAAGGAGTCGCATCGTGCTTCCCATTTCTTCCAGGTATCTCATCTTGACCCGATGCGTAATCTCCGCATTTATCTGCTGTGCGGCGAAGTACTCCCGGCCCGAGATTGGCTCTATACTCGCCCATCTGGTTGCGACGTTCGTCCATTTCGGCTCTTCCTCGCCCATTTCGTTCTGATATTTGCTGAGCCGCTGAATCGTAACCCGATGGCGCAAAAGTCCTATTCTCATAATTCCGTTATAATCCTGTAATTAGTCAGCAGTGAGTCAATGGCAAGCGGTGTTTCCCTGGCAATGTCGCCTATGGTTACCGCCTCCCGATTTTCATACCAGTGTGCTATCAACATCAACATCGCCTGGCGAATTGGTTCGGGAACGTCTGTTTCGTCATCCCCATATCCGCAGGTGAATTCAACGGTCACCACGTTCATAATCTCCCGGGTGGCCGGCCAGGTCTCGTTATATGCCTCCTTGATTCGGGCCGGTTCACTCTTTGCGTCAACCGTGTATTTGCTGGGTGCCAGGTCTTGCGTGGCCCCATTGATGTCAATGTAGGTAATGCTTGCGATCACGAGCGGCGGCAGCGGCACCTTTATTGCCTCTCCGCTGGCCGGGAACGCATCGGAAAACATCTGCCAGGTCTGCGTAATCAGGGCCCGGCTGCAAATATTCTCCACATGACGCCTGGCCGCGGTAATTAAGAGACCAATCAACACGTCATCATCAGTTACCTCAACGCGCAGATGGCTCTTGGTCTCCGCCAGGGTAAGGGGCTCTTTCACTGGTGCGGTCTTAATCTTTATGGCCATAGTTTTCTTTTACCTCTTTCTACGTTTCTTCACCTGGGGCAATACCGCCTTTTCCCGCTTCTCCGCGGTTGCGGTTTCAACTTTTGGGGCTGGTTCATCGGGAACCACTTCTGCGTATCCGGCATTAATCAGGGCCTTCGCCCGGTCGGCAGGAAGCAACACGAAATTCCCGGCGGTAACTGATATGTCTGGTCCGGCCATCGTAGTCTTCATTCTAACTTCAACCATTTGTTTTACCTCCCCTATGGAAGAACTGTGGTATCAGTCCAAGTTCCTTCCCGACCAACAATAACCCACTGTAACGCTCTCGGAGATACCAACTGGAGAGAACCGCCAAGAGTCCCAGCAGAAATTACCAGAGAGTTATTGGTCGTTCCCAAGATAGTATCACTGCCGGACTTCACCACCTTCAGGTTATCGGTATCGGTGTGCAAAACATCAATCACTATACCCGCCGCGGCGGTTGGAAGCGTAAATGTCCGATTTCCCGCTGCGCCGTAATTGGTAGTTATCTTCCCGCTGTACGCCGCTGTCAGTGTCAAATCGGTGTCGGAGTCTGTAATCTCAAGCGTTTGAGAAGATAGTTTCTGGAGCCCACCGCTTTTAAATTCCACGATACCGCCGCTTTCAACGGTCAACTGATCGCCGCCCTGCTCCATATGGACATTCGTAATCCAGCCGGATGCGGCATAAAGAGTACCGACCAGAGCCAGACCGATTGCCGCCAGGAGCAGCAATACTTTATTCTGTTTTCCCACGTTATACCTCCCTTTGCGGGGCCGGCCGCTTTGACCGACCCCTATTTTCTATTCCTGCCTATCTCATCCGGATATACCGAATTTTGATTAGGCGTCTCCGGCAATCGGCGACACGTGAAGTTCGGTGCTGGCGATCGTTGCACCCTGGGTAACCGGCGCCTTTCTCCCGCGGTACTGGATGGCGATTATGCCATCAATAACCGCATTGGCTGTTGCCCGGGTAACCTGGCAGCGGATATACTGCAGAAGTGGCCGGAAAATATCCAGGACCGCCGCTTTGTTGTTATGCGTAGTTGCCGTGAGCGAAATCTTGGTACCCGCCAGATCTGTCGCCGGGGTGGATGTAGCACCCTCCTGTGCCCGAATGTCAGTTACCGCAGATCCGGTGAGTGTTCCAAAGGACGCGATGAAAACGACTCCGTCCCATCCGCTCATATCCAGGGCTGTGCTCTCCTGGGTGTCATCGGTCCCGGCGGCCACCGCGTTCATAACTCTGGTAATCATTAAATCCTTACTTGGGTTTAACATCTGTCTCCTTTCACGGAGGTTCTTCCTCCGTAATTTGTAGTTAGTTTATGACATTTCTTGCATAAACTAACGCCATTATTTACGTCCCATAATTCCTTACACATCTGTGCTTCCCCAATAGTTGTAATGTGATTTTCTTTCAGTGTTTGCACAAAAGATTTGATGTGATGGACATTTAACCTTCCGCCGATTTTGTGACATTCTACACAGGCAAAACCATCCCTAACAAAAATTTTGTGGCGCCATAGTTTATATTCCAGCAGATGGCGAATGGAACAACTTAAAAAAGTAATCCCACCCTTCCAATTTGGTGCTTCTTTACCTTTGCGCCAGGGGCCGTTAGGAATAGAATTTGGGTTATACCCTTTTTTGATATAATTTTCTTTCCCCGTTTTTTTGCCGGTTTTAATACCCAAGTGACTTCCGGCTTCTTTATTGGTCTGTCCCCAAATCCTGCCATCCTTACAAACTTTGGGCATTGTATCCGTCCTATTTGGGTTTCGGGAGGCGGAGTTTTATTTCCCGCCCCCCGTATTATTAAGCGAACTGTTAAGCAAGCTTAACCCGCGCGAACGCCTCTTCCAAAACCGGCATTCCGTCGCTTTCCAATCTCCCGATAAATCCGACCTGGTTGGTGGCCGCGTAAAGTTCCACCAATCTTTGGACTGTCAGGTTCATCGCATCGGCAATCCAGTAGAAAGAGAAATCGCCGAAGATGCCCGCATAAAGCCCGGTGGTGAACGTGTTGGGCGCATATTCGGACATCTTGACCGGCCTATTCAACAGGGTATCAACCTGCATGTTCTGTATCCCGGCCGGGTTCCAAACGTAGCGTCCCTCTCCGTCCTTGAGTTTGGAAATCTGTTTCACCGCGTCCCGGTGAAAAATCCAAGCCGCCTTGGGCCAGTACTGGGCCTTAACGGTGAACTTGGCTTCAATCAGCCCGTCAACCCGGATTTCCGTTTCCGTGTTACCAGTGGAAACATCCTGCCCGGTGGAAATTCCGTTAGCGGAAGCGGTAAAGACTCCCAGCGGTTGTCCTGCACCATTTCCGGTCAGGTGTGCATTCTCCTGGACAATCCCGAATTTATAACCCAGCCTCTGCTGGACAAGGGTGTCCGGGGTAATCGCCGAAATCCGCAGCAGTTTATTAGAAACCTTAACCAACTTGCTCAGCGGATGCGGCCGCAATTCCCGTTTCCCGACGCGCAGGGAAGAATCCTCAGGCGCAGTCGTAATCTCTCCGGTCCACTCCGGGTCGGATACGTCCGTATCCATGGAAGGAGCGCCCAGAGACTCGGCTTTCTCCACCGGGAATACCGTGGCCAGGGGCCGGATGATAGTCGCATCATCCACCGCCTTAATCAGATTAGCCACGAACTGCTGGGGCGCTATCATATATCCGCCCAGAGTCGGGTCGTCCGCTTGCATCGCTCGCACTTCTTCCGCAGCTAAAACCTGGATGCCGCCGCGGACGTAACTGCGGAACGACTTTTGGTATTCCTCAGTCGCCCTCGGGTTTAATGAACCGTCAATCTTTGTGAGCGGTGGTTTGTTCGGCTCGTCCTGGCTCTCCTTCATGTGTTTCTCCAGGCTCTGTTGCTTTACTTCGCGCTCAATTATCTTGCCCTTCTTTTCTACATCGGCCATTAGGCTATCCCAGTTGGTTTGTTCTTCGGCAGAAAGTTCCCTCTTTTCCTTTTCCGCCCCACCCAGAATGACCCTGGCGTCAACCACCAGTTTCGCCCTATCCTGGCGCACTTCTTGTAAATTAACCATTTGTTTCCTCCTTTTGTCACAACATTTTCTCAACCAGTTCCAGCCGCTTTTTAAGATTTTGCAGCCGGTATCCTGTTTCTGTAGGAACTTTCGGGTGGTCCTCCTGGACCGGCCCGTGAATCCCCTGCAGAACATCTATGGTGCTGCGGATAACCGCAATCTCCTCTGGAGAGAGCGACATCCCGTATGTATGTTTTCCAACCGCCCTGCTCAACAGGGGGAAATCAATTTTTGCTCCTTCTAAAACAGACCGCACCCCGACGTCCGTGTCCGGATACGCCGGGAAGGTAACCGGGGAAACATCGTATAATTTGACCTCTATCAGTTCCCGGATGGGTTTTTCGGGATCGCTGTAATCCCACTCCTGTATTACGGGCATGAAAGCAAAACTCATCTGATCCACATCCTTACGCTGAATGGTAGTTACAAGATCTCTCGCCCAAGTAGTATCCGGAGGATCTATCCCGATTTTTAAACCAACGTCATCTTCTACCAGGCTGAGCGTTCCGGATTTATTCCGGCCAAGAACATAATTTGGGTCGTGATTCCATAGCGCTCGAACATCCGCCTCGGCAATCGTTTTTTTAAAAGCGCCTGCCCTGATTTTCTCCCGGTAAAACCCCAACACCTCCGAAAGTTTCCCAAAAACTGCGGCATGACCGGTGATTTTCGGTATTTTCCCGTCTCTTTCTTCTATCAGGATTTCGGTTAGAGGAAATGCCCGGCGCTCCATGGCGCCATTGCTTAACTGTTGTTTTTTCAACTCTATTGATTTTTTCTCTTTCGGCTTTGTGTCAGACCCAGTCAGGGGTTCCCCGCATTCCGGACATTTAGTGTCTCCGCAACGCTCTCCTGCTTTGTGATCTTTCGAATAGCCGCAATCTCGACAAATACAATACTTCCAGGAACCTTCCGGGTCTTTCGTGTTTATTTCCATATCGTCCTCCTATGACAGTCCGGCCATCCGCCTGATATCCGCAATCAGTTCTCCGACAAAGAGTGCCGGTTCTGCCTGGCTGAAATTTTTAACTCTCTTTAATTTCCGGAGTTCAAACATTGTCTGTATTTCGCTGACGGGTTCTTCTACCCCAAGCGCCGCATCTACTTCTTTCCGGGAGTCCGCGACAAATCTCGCCGTTAGTTTTTCTGCGTAATTCTTCGCAAAAACCCGGACTGCATCTAAATCCACCTTAACTCCGAAAGCATCGGCCGCCTGGCTGCAGACCGACTCGCCCAAACCGGTGATTGCAGGCGTTACCTGTTTTCTTACATACTCGGGATGGTCCCGATAAAAAATATCCAGTTTGGCATCGAAACCGCCCCGGTCTTTCCGGGACAGATACTTATTCGAGAATTGCGTAATATCCGCGGCCTCTCTCCGGATTATCCGGCTGGCGGCCTCTTCAAAAATCTTGTCCCACCCGGCTACCGCGCGTTGAGCAATTAAAATATCAATATCCCCGCGCACTTCCCGCTTTTCGGATGCCGGGACCATATTAAGTGGCACAAGATAGGACGTGCCTTGCCCTTTGGGCAGTGGGTTCATATCTTCCAATTCCCTGATATCGTCCGCGCTCAGCCATCCCCATTGCCGGCCAATGGCGTATGCTTCATATCGGCTCTTCAGGTCCCCGCGCAAAAGACCGGCTACCAAAAAAGCAATAAAATATTCCGGACGTTCTTTTGGAGTCAGCAGGGAAATGGTGGTCCGCATCTCCCACCGGACCAACCAAGGCATCAGGGTGTGGACTACAAATTCCAACGATTGATGTTCGATGTTTGAAAAAGTGGCCTTCTCCAAATCCGCGACCATGTGCGGCGGGATCCGGTAAATGCGGCATATCTCGGCAACCTGGAACTTCCTGCTTTCCAAAAATTGGGCTTCATTCGGGGCGATACTGGTTTGTTTCCACGTCATACCTTCTTCAAGTAAAGCAACCCGGTGCGATTTTTCCAATCCTTCATGCATCTCTTTCCAGGATTGCTTTATATTTTTTCTCGCTTCATCCGATAATTTTCCCTCCTTTTCCAGCACACCGCCCGGCTGGGAATCGTTTGCAAAAAACTTTGCGCCATATTCCTCGGTGGCCAGCGATAAACCAATGGCCTCCCGCGCCATCCGGATCGGGCTGTATCCGACAATTCCGTTATGAGAAAATCCCCGCATATGCAGAACCCGGTTGGCCGGCAGCCGAAGGCCTTCCCCGGAAGGCATTGTAAGATCGTAAACAATCTTGCCATTTACCCGTTTGGGGTTCACTCTTTCCGGAGGAAGCACCCAAAGCCCTTTCGGGTGCCCATTGTTTCCCCACTCAATTTCGGAATAAGCATTGCCTCGTATTCCCAGGTGTCCCATCGTCGCTTCTCTCCATTCCAGCGAAGTCACTTCCGGGTTCGGACTAAGATGCAGCAACTGATAGACTGGATGTTTTACGGACCGTTCTTTTCCGCCCCCGGGCAAACGCCGGTAAGTTTGCAACGGCAAAGCCGCAACCGATTCCGCTAAAATTCGGACGCAAGCATAAACAACCGTCGAGTAAAGCGCGGTCGTGGCATTAACCGTCGTGCCCGATTTTGAAGCGGTCCCGCCCATCAACTCCACCAGCCATTGCTCTGGGTTGGCTAAAGAAGATGTCGGATGCGCCCGCTTTAAAATCTTCAGCGCTATCCTGTCCAGTAATTTCATTTGCCGATCATAATCACCACCGGCCCGGTATCGCTGCCGGTATCGCCTTTCAGCCGTGTGATCACCGAAGATAAATAGAGATTTTTCAGATGGATAAAACCTCCGGATGGTATGACTACATAACTATCCGAAGTGGTCGCATCATCAAACGCTACCCTGACCGCAATCGCTGTCTGGGCCCGGATATAAATCTGCCGGACTTCGGTGTATGTTGCTGTTTGCTCAGTGTAAGGATTGACGGTTATCACATCCTGAACTATGTCCGAGGTAATTACCGCGATGTCGCCCGGGACGAAATTGGCCGAAGAAACTTTCGGGATGTTAAGCCCAACCACACAAACAATAGCCGCTACCGCAAAAACAAAAAGCGGGATAAACTTTTTCATGCGTCTCCTCCTCTTTCAACGAGATACGGGGTCTCTTACATTCTTCAGGCCCGGTCAATTCCCCTAGTCTCGTAAACCGACTTGCCGGTGCTCATGTGTGCAATTGCTCTTCCCAAAGCCATAATCAAGGCAACCATTCCGTCTATTTTCTCAATCGACTTTACTTTGCTTGGTTTTTGATTGCCGGCCGCATCCTGTTCAACCATCGTGTTATCAGCCATCCAGCGCAACACCGGATTTCCTCTATGCTGCAACTTTTTCCCCAGCAATAGCTTTAGGGCTTCTTTTGTCGGAGCAGACATGCTGGCAAAACCCTGGCCGAACGGAACCATCTCATACCCTGCGCCGGCCAGGTCTTGGGACAACTGGGTCATTCCCCAGCGGTCGTAAGCAATTTCGCAAATGTGATATTTTTTATTCAAGTCCTCAATCTTCCCAAAAATCGCTTTGTAATCAATAACGTTTCCGGGGGTCGCAATCACGTGACCCTGCCGTTCCCAAACCTCGTAAGGAACCCGATCCTTTTGTGAACGCTTAATCATATTTTCTTCGGGTATCCAAAAAAACAAGAGCACGACATAGGAATCGCCGAACGGGAAAACCAGCGCCAGGGCGGCTATGTCGGTTGAGGAAGCCAGATCTAACGCGGCGTAACAATCCATTCCTTCAAGTTCCGATAGGTCCACATCTCCCGCGCTCGCATCCCAGACCGACATATCAACCCACCGGGTCTCTTGTTTCACCCACTGGTTCAGGTAATATCTGCGGAAGGTGTTCTGCATAGCCGGCACTTCTTTTGCCTGGGCCGCCAAAGTGCGCATCTCATCTATTTTGCGAAAATCACCCAGCGCCGGGTTAGCCGCATACCAAAGCCGCTCATCGGTCCAGTCTTCTTTTTCCGGGACTCTGCAGATATAAGCGAAGAAAGTCGGGTCCTTAACAATTCCCTTGATAGCCTTCAGCGCATAATCGTGTAGCTCGTAGCAAATAGAGTGCCGGTCATATCCGGCTGTAGTGATTGCCACGGTCAGGGGTTGCCGGCGAGTTCCTCCGGCGGTCCTGAAAACATCCCACAGTTTCCGATTCGGCTGCACGTGCAGCTCGTCAAACATTACCCCGGACGGATTAACTCCTTCTTTCGTTCCCACTTCGGCCGACACAGCGCGGTAAACACTCGCCGTTTTGTAAATTACGATCCGCTTTGTGCTGTCCACTACCCGGCCACGCTCCTCGAGCACCCTTTTATTCCGGACCATGGCTGCCGCCACATTAAAAACTATTCCGGCCTGGTCCCGGTCCGCAGCTGCCGAGTAAACTTCTCCGCCCATCTCGCCATCTGCGTAAAGAAGTTTTAAAGCGATCTCAGCAGCAGTTTCTGATTTTCCGTTCTTCTTGGGGATTTCAATGTAGGCGATTCGGTACTGCCGGCTGCCGTCCGAATTAAGCGTTCCGAAAATCGGACGGATAATATCGTTCTCCTGCCATGGTGCCAAAATAAACGACTTGCCGGCATATTCGCCCTTGGTATGTTTTAATCCGGAGATAAACTTAACGGCTTTATCCGCGGCTGCTTGATTAATCTTTCCGCGGGGAGTAGTCAGCCGATATTTTTTAAAGTCAATCTTCCTCAGCTTCTTCTTCATTAATCTAACGTCTCCTCAAAACCGCCCTTCGGTTTTTCCGAATCCTTATCCAACATCATCCTTCCTCTGGATGATGGCGTCATTCCAAACTCCGCGCATAACGACTTGCATATTTGCAGATACTTCTGCGCGATAAATACTTGAGGGATTGCCTGTACCCCATTCTTAGTGTGGTAAATCATCCCGTGGTCTATAACTTTTTCCGCCTGTTCCCACCTGGCGTATGCCTGGCAATATCCAGCCAGTGCCACCCGGTCAATTGTAGAAAGCAATCCCAAACGTGAAAGCACCGGAACAACTCTGCGCCATTCGTTCTTCGCCACCTTCTTTAACCAATGCGGACAAGCGGGAATATCCTTCATCCCCTTTACGCCCTTTCCCTTACCGTAGTTGGTTTTTTTGTCCTTTGACGATTTATTATTTTGGTTAGCAACCCCGAGTTTTGGTCTGTTATTCTTCTTGCCAAGCGGCCTCTTCCCCGGGTTCCCTTCCAATCTCCTTAATGCCAACGGTGTTGGCTTCCTTCCTCTGATCGCCATTTTCCCTCTTCCTTTTCCGGTTCTACCCCCTGGTGAATTTCGCGGGCGTTAACGCGCTCC